CAATCTTTTCTGGAAGATACTTCTTTGCATTATCAACAAGTTTAGAGCCTGTTTCCATAGCCTTCTCATATCTTTCAACAGGTTTGTGTACAATTAAACCATGCTTAGCCGCATCTTGCATAAATGCTTGATTGCTTCTTAATTCAGCACCCTGTTTAGCTATAGACCGAAAACTAAGAGCTTTCTTAAGACCTAACGCTCCAGCCGCACTCTCAGTTAAAGGAACGTAGTGAAAAAACGATAACTTAACTCGCCCAAACCTAACTAAATCTGAAAGATTATCATAGGCTTTCCATGCCTTAGATTCAGGAGAATATGCCTGCTTAGAAAATAATCCTTGAAAGGCGTTCGCATATTCTGGAGCAACAAGTGTTGGAAGATTAGAGACTCCACTACCTCTTCCCTCTGCTTTGGCATATTCCTTTAATATTGGATCATAAAATGGTACATATCCCTGTCTTTTTGCTTCTTGATAGGCTTCTCCTTCTGAAGGATTCACTACTATTTTATCGCCCGTTGCTTTTTCTGTTTTTGAAATCTCACTTAAAAGATCAGAGCTAGCAGTCATTTTTGCTACCGTTTTATCGTAATTTTGCATTAACTCTAAAATATTTTTATAGCGAGGTTTTAAACCAGCGTTTTTAAGAGCTTCGTTGTAACTTACAAATGTTTTCATATCAGCAAAAGGATTCTTAGTTCTTAATTCAGAAGGCAATTTTCCTTCTACCTTTTCAAATGACTCAGGATTTTCATACAAACCAGGAAGATATCTCTCAGCCATTCCTTCGCGAGGATTTATATCTTTTAGATATTTCTTTTCATTTATAGTTTTTAGACTCTCTCTAAAATGCCTATCTATATCGACATCTACTACTTTTTTTAATGACTCAGGAATACGCTTGCTTAAAGCTTCAAAAGTATCACCCTCTATAGAAGGATTACCAGTCTTATTCCTGTAGAACATAGCCTCTTCAAGATGTTCAGGAGTAATATTTTTTTTAGTTATTAATTTCTCAGCTATCTTACCCCACTTAAATTGACTCTTAACAAGTTTCTCATTTCGTAAACCAATATGCTTGCGCAACATGTCAAAAGCAGGTTGTTCCTTTTTAAACCTTTTGACAGCCTCTGATACAGGTTTTGGAGATGCTTCAACGGCTCTTTTTTTCAATTCTGACAATTCTGAAGTAGCAGTTTCTATAGTTGGTTTTGGGGGCGCCTTCTTACCAAGAGCCCTTCTACCTATTCCTCTAATACCAGATGCACCTTTCATAGCTCCCAATAAAAGAGCATTTTCGGCAACTTCTCTTGCTGCTGGCAATTCTCCTTCCATCAATGCTGAGGCTCCGGTCATTGCAGCTAGTTCGGTTCCAGCTTTTATCAATTCACTTCCGGTTTTTGTGGAAGCAAGTTTAGATAGTATTGGAGCTGTACTCATTAAAGGAAACAGTCTTCCCGCTCCTCCTGTTGCCGCACCTATAATTGCTTGTTTTCCAGTTTCAGTGAAAATCTCTCCAACTCGTCCTAATTTATCGACAAGAGAAGAATCTTTTTTTGATGGTTCTTTAAAATACTTAACTGCTTGCTTGATTAATTCTGGAAGTCCAAACGCTCCTGCTCCTGCACCTATAGCTGCTCCAAGTGGCCCTCCAGCCACAAGTCCAGCAAGAGCTCCACCTAAGGCTCCTCCTCCTGTCATCGTTGGAACATCTCCAGCTAACGCACCACCTTTAAAAGCTAAAGACTGTGCTAACGAAGGATCTTCTGATTGTTCAGGAGTATATCCTAAAAGCTGGCCTATGGCCGAGGCTTTCAAGCCCTCAACAAAAGAAGGATCATAGTCTAATTCTCTATTAATTAATCCTTCTTCAATTGAAGGAATTTTTAAACTCTTATCCTTAATCTTTCTTGATAGTTCATTTTTTAGTGCGGATTTAACAGAATTATCAGGCATAAGAAACCCCTATAATTGAAGACCCTCTAATATCTTTAAGAGAACGGGGCTTACGCCTCTTCGCGCTCCCCTTGGCTGTCCGGAAGCATACATTCCCTTGGACATACCAGCAAGAGGTGACCTATATGCAGAAGGAGCTCTTCCTCCTCCAAAGTTAATCATAGATCCTAATCCCTTTGCTAGCTGGCCACCAAATGGTTGAGCAAATCCACCAAGAATTCCGCCAAGAAGACCCTGAGATCCTGGGTCTCCAGGAATCATCATATTGTCAAACTGCGGCTGCAAACCCATGCCTAATTTTTGCATTCCCATTTGAGATCTCATTCCAGCAAGTTGCTCGGCTAAATCTAAACCACCCCTTCTAAGAGATTCTTCAAATGCGGACGATCTCTGACCACCACCCATAGCTGTAAATCTTTCTGCTAATCCAGGGACAGTATCTCTTTCAAACTGACTTCGATATCTATCTTCTAAAAGAGATGGATCAGTGTCGGCCATCCCTTGTGACAGAAGCTGACTCAAAGACGACTGTTGTTCAGGAGTAAATCTCTGAAGCTGCTTAAACTCTGGCTTTCCAGGCTTCTTTCCGAACAACATTTTTCCTAGGCCACTTAAAAATCCCATTCTCTCTCCTTCGTTAGTTTTTTAAATATTCTAACACAACGTATGTCGTATCATACGCTGAATAATTAGCAGATGTAGTTATAACAATATTGGTAGCATTGACTGTTAAGCGTATATCAGAGTTGGCATTTGGTATCGGTGTAAAAGTAAGTCCTGTAGTATCAGAAGCACATCCATAAATCCTTGTAAAACTATATCCTGAAGTTATATCTATCTCATGAGCAACATTCTTTGTTGCTGTATTAGGAAGAGCACCGAAATTTATAACTTTGCGAAAAACCTGCCTTCTATTTACAGCATCTGTTTGCGCTGATGGAACAGCAGCAGATGGCCAAAAAGATTGGCCATTAACAAACTCAGTTTGGTCATAATATGCAGAATCTTTAACATTCAAATTTAGCTGCATGAGATTTAAATTCTGATACAAACGAACCAAGATCTCCTTAAACTTATCGCTTTGAACATCAACTTCTTGAAGCTCAGCTACATCCCAAATAAACGTTGTTGGTACAAAAGAGCCAGTGTCAGTTCCTTGCGCCATTACTGCAACCTTTCAGATGTTTGTCTTGCATGAACAACTAGACCCTCAAGCTGGAAATCAGATCCTGAAATTTCAGGATCACGCATCTGTTCATCGTCTAAAAAGATTCTTATTTGAACACATTCACCTTCTGTCTGAAAATAAACAGGATGCCAAAGCCTTTTTTGTGATTCCTCTAAAGGATAAAGATCATATGGATATGTCTGTAAATTGTTGTCTCCTAAAATAGCACCTGTAGCTTGCCCGCTTTCAATCATAGAAAGATTTGTAGCCGACGGAAAATAATCAACAGTCAACTCGCCAGCAGATGTTTTCAAAACAGCAAAATCTATCTTCGAAAGATAAAAATTCTTTCCTTTATCTATATAAAAATTCCACTGCTTAGAAAGTATATCTATCTGAGAAACCCTTGCAGCCCGTCCCCCTCCTTCGTATGTTCCAGTCATTGTAGTTCCAGGAACAAGAAGAGTGTCTTTATCTGCTGGGAAGACCTTGTATATTCCATCTCCAGTAAACGAAACACCTTGCATGTCTATTAACTTTAGATAGTCCCCATCGTTCAAACTGTGGTCAACTATGATCATATAAAGGTCAGTTCCAACATACTCAATATTGGTTACAGACATATTACCTTCATTTGTAGAAATTCCTGTATCACAAACGAACATAAAACCCTGTTGGTTTCCTGCTAGTATTTGCCTGTATTTATTCTGAGTTGTTCCGCTGTCCCATGTGAAATTTGCCTCAGCCCACGTTAGTTCACTAGACTCCCAAGTCTTTGATGTTTGCTCTTCGTAATAGCCAAACGCTGTAATTGTGTCGTCTGCTCGGCCCCAGCCATCACCTACATAGTTATAAATAAGAACCTTATCTGGATATGTCTGAGAAAATGTGTTCGCATTAACAGAAGGAAAGGACCAGTAAACAAGCTCGTCCTGATAATTACGTATCCCACAGACTCTCTTTAAACCATCATTTGAATTTCTAATCTCAAATACTTGGTCAATAATTTCTTCGTTAATCTTAGTAACGTTTGCTCCAGAACAACCATGAATCTCTGTTCTTCCAACGGTAAACACTGCCTTATCAAATGGGACCGGAGACTTTAAAGATTTAGACCCTAGTTCAGTATTTATCTTTTGCCATACAAACGGCTGTATCTGATTACCCGTGTACGCTATCTCCCAAGTACTACGCTCAAAGTAAACAATTAGCCTGTCTTTAATAAACTCAGCAGCCTCTATTTCTTCCTCGGTAGGAGCATCTATAAATCCAGCACCATCAGACTTTTTAGTAGTGCCGCCGATAGTCCATGTCTGGCTACCTTCAAGCCATGCATTTGATACGGCGGCAGCGACGTTATCCGGTACATCAGCCGGGAATGGGGTTCCGTTATGGCTGAAACGACACCTATTAACATGTGCCGTATTTGTACCTGCGGTAACACCTCTTTCTACTGTGTTTAAAAGAAGTAATCTATCTTTAAAAGGAATAATAATTCTCGCCGACTGAACGTACCCTTCAACAACATTTGCGAGCACTTCAAAGACGGGCCTAAATTCTGCCCACGCTCCACTTTTATAAACAAACATTGGATCATCCGTGAGACCAGGAGTTCCTTCTGTAGCATTGAAATTTGAAACAAACAACGCAGTCTGATCTGAAGTTATACCTGTCCAATTATATGCCCAGAAAAAGTCTGAATTTGATCCTTCAAATACTACTGTACCTGACCTGTCCCATGAGTTTCCATCAAACCTATATATGAATTGGGTGTCAAAAGCATAATTTGTATTCGCTGCAACATTCTTTTCTTCGTAATGAGTAATACCCATAACTGGCTCAGAGGGATAAAAGAAAATGTCTTCATTAGGAAGAGCTCCAACAAAGTTGTAGTTTCCATTCGAAGTATCATAAGTAGCTGTAGGAGTTGGAAATGTTTCTAACATATCAGCAGGAGTTCCAGCCTGGTAAACAGTGTATATAACTTCACCTACTGAAAACATCTGGCCAACTTTATTAACGGCTCCCGGAACAGTTCCTGATGCATTTCCACTTACATCAGTTGTGCCAAGATATACCCTCAACCTAGAGTTAAGCTGATCAAGTTGTGAAATGGCTGCCGTGCCTCCCATAAACTCAGATCCGAATCGCTTTCTCACAATACCCTTACTAACGTAGGAATTCTCAAGCTTGGCAAACGCATCTTCAGGAATCTGCCAAGCTTTAACATCAGTTATGAGACCACTTTTCATAGGAGCAATGAGAAAACGATCATACATATTACACTCCTATGACACTGTAATAGAACTTCTTTGAAGACTCAGATGTGTTATACACGGTAAGAGTGGTAGTAGTTGAAGACTCAACATAGAGTATTCCAGTATCTCCTGCTGCGCCTTCCCTTGAAACCTGAATATTATAAACAGTTGTATAGTTTGGTATCCCAGCACCATTAGAAAACGTAACCACTTTACTTGCTGCTGCGCTTACGGTATCTGAACCCCACTTCATTATTATTCCAGAAGGCAGGATCGCATATCCTGTTTCTGCTTTGACTGCAGAAGTAAATTCGTATGTCGATCCTGCACTTTCGTGGGAGAACACAAGCTCTGGATTTCCAGTCAATGCCGATGTTTGACTATAAAGCCCAACTTCACCAGCCCCTGTTGTTGGAACCGGAGATTGAACAGGGAATTGAATGAAAAAATGTTTTCCTTGATCTGAAGCATCAAATGTTCCGTGGTTAACATCAATTAAAGTTTTTATATCAGAAAAGTTATCAAGTATATCATCCTGAGATTGTGACAGAAGATCACTAGCCTGGGGTATGTTTGATTTATATGCGATGATACACCTCCTTTCCTACGTATGTATAAGTAAATAGATTTTTCACCATCTTCCCCTTTTTTTATCCGTATACAACTTCCATAAAAGATAAATAACGCTGAATCCAGTCGCCGCTATTGTCATTTCTTGAATGGAGACTC